CATATGATCGGACAAGGCATGCTCATGGATATGCCTTGTTGGAGTTTGAAAGAGCGTGCTTAAATGAGAAAGTCGACACACTTTAGCACAAAAAAGCACACTTTAGCACAACATAGCACATTGTAAACGTGGTATACTGCAATGGTAAAATTATATTGATTCATAAGGGACATGACCGTTCGCCATTTCGGTTGTGTCCCTTTTCTTATGCCCAGTGGTTGTACCTCCCCTTGTGAAAAGTGAACGCTGATCTCTCCCCACTGGGCTATTTTGTATGAGGTGTGAGATATGAGTAAGATTAAAAGGTTTGAGGTCGTAAGACCTGAATATAGTTTTGAATACATACATCCTGTACTTGGTAGATTGGCTTTACCGATAGCCATGATAAAGGTGATGATTAGGTGCACTAAGATATACAAATTTCAGCCAACTATAAATTGGGGTGGAGAGGTAAAGAATGTATGTAAACCGCTATACAAGATTGTGATTCCAAAGAGAGTGAGAAAGTAGCAGAAAGAAGGTGTGACATTATGGCTAAACTTACAGCTAAACAGCAGAGATTCTGTGATGAATACCTGATTGACCTTAATGCCACACAGGCTGCTATAAGGGCGGGGTATTCACCGAAAACAGCTGAACAATTAGCGTA